CTCCTGAGCAATTCAAAATCATTTCCTTTAATGTTTTGTTATGCATGCCAGATAATGGTTTGGGACGAGTTGCCTTTATCGGAATGCCTTCACCTAGACTGCTTTGACTCGTGAATCCATTAATTGTTAGTTTTTCTAATTGATAAAATGATGCAATGCTCTTGGCGTTAAAATTACCATCCCCATTTAAAGTTAATTCTGTAGATGCTATGTTTGCAGTGAACTGGGTTTGTGCAACAGCAGACCAATGATGAGACGGCGACGTGAATATATCAATGCCATTTATGACCCCTCTAAGAAATTCCAATTGTTCAGCAAAATCATGTTGTTGTTTTATAATCGTTTCTTCCAAATCTGCGCACTTCTTGGTTAACGCCTCTATCGCAATCGTCTGTTTTTGCTCGATGCGATTCATCGACAATGTCAATTGTCCATCATTTGACATTATCTTTTCTTTCAAAATGATATCAAAGTTCATCTTTAAGAACCCCTCTATGCGGGCGCTAAATGACATTTTCATCACATTTGTATTCACACTTGTAGTTACTTTGTAATCAACAGAGGACCCTTCTAAGCACTTGACAATTATTTTGTATGCATCTTCCAAATCCAGTGACAATCGCAATTCCTTCAATTCGATATTTGATTCATAAACAGTATAATTGACGCAATCGCTCACTTTAATATAGATGGTGCGCTCATTCAGAGACACAATAACACTTTGACCGGCATTGATTTGAAAACTTTTGGACATTTCTAAGACTATTTGTTTTTTATTTTCTTCAATGAAAAAATTTGCAAAATCAATTTTCCAAGGGAGGGTCTCTTATTCCGAGGTTTCTATTTTCGGCATCAAATACATGAGCGCGCAAGTCATATTGTCTGCTTGATTGGGGAAATTCTTCTGCGCCGTTTGCGAAACTTTATTTACAATCGACTTGGCAACGCGCGTGACCCCTTGCACTTGGTCTTCCTCCACTAGTTTCAAACAGGGTGCATGCAATGCAAATTTGCGCATCGTCTCATTTGTCAAGTTGTCCCATATACCATCTGTAGCAATTACCAAACACATGATTTCGTCAATTGATGACAAATCCACCATGCGCGTTTCCGGTTTCCACGTGACACCCATGCAATTCATGTTGAAATTGCCGATTGCGCGCGTCGAGGCAAGTGCATCGGTATATGAATGTTCTTCCGGCATCGTCACATAAGTTGCGCGTTCACCATTCACGCTTTTGTGGTAAAAGTTCACATCGGTTCTCATTTTCACATTTCCGTCTTCCTCTATTTCATAAATTGGTTCGCATCTGTATTTGTGTTTTATTGCGTGGTCGTCATACACGAATTGCAATTGGGCGTGATTTGGATTTTCTGGAGATGCCCGAAATTCGCGGACCCTCTTGTATTCACTCGGATTCTCGGGCGAATGGTCATGCGTGAGAATTTGTGCCTTGTCTGCCGTGCACAGCAATGCCTTGCAATCGCCCACATTTGAAATATACAATTGCCCCTGTATTAAAACAGCAACTGTGAGCATTGCCCCGCCGTTCACATGCGAATATGGGTGGGATGACAATGACCTGTATAATATTCGTCTGTCGGAGTCCACTATGACATCCTTGTATTCTCTTAAATATTGTTTTACAAACGCTTTGTGCACTTCGTTGTGCAGATATTCATAACAACTGTCCAAAAACAGGGGAACATCGGTTTTTAATAGTTCGAGATTCGCGTCGACAAATTCGCGCAAACCGTTGGTGCAGACATTTGCCGCGGTTTTTCCAGTATAAGATCCGTGTCCGTCGGCAACTGCCATGATTATACAGTCAATATCTGGTATTTTTATGACACACATGTCATCTTGTTGTTCGTGACCATTGCCGATGTGGGCATCACCGCCGATTTTAGTCTGTGTTTGCATTTTATTGAAAGGATTTTGTTTTTGATTGCAATCAACACGTGATGATTGAAATCAATTTTTGAAGGTTTCGAAGGTTTCGAAGAAACTGACCATGAAGGTTTCGAAGGTTCCAAAGGAACTGACCATGAAGGAACTAGACCATAAAGGTTTTACAAAACAGCATTCACTCTATTTATACATTTGCATTCCACGGTGATTCGAAATGTCAAATCGCCAAAACAGAAAAACACATTATTTACTAACATCATTCCAGATTTGAAATCAAACTCTGTCAAAGACAACATCACAATTAATGACACAAATAACACTGTTTGAATCGCATAACTTAAATCCAATTTTGATTTTATCTGTTCAGCATTGTGTTTCAAATGTATTATAATACAAATATTTACCAGCATTTTGCAAAAATAACATATTGATAATATCTTTGACATTATATCGGCGCGATTGTTTTCATAATCTTCTGACATGGATAAGTTGATAATATTCATCAATGAGTTTGACAGAATGTGAACAAATAATATACATGTGGTGTGTTTTGGTTGTGGTTGGGGCACAACAGCAACTAGAGTAACAGATTCTGTGTTGATTTTGTAAATAGTTTTGCAATATGGGCAAAAGTTCTTGTTTTCTCCCGATTGCAACATCTGTGTTATACAGGTCATGTGATATGTTGAGTTGGCACAATTGCAAGGCAATATAACAAGGGTATTTGACAATTCTAAATCAAAGGGTTCTAAACAAATTGGGCATTCTTGGTCTTTTATTGATTCCTTGTCTGGTTTTTTTAATTTTTCTAGATATTGAATTATGTTATTTTCCATTTCTCTATTGGAGCATTATTTTTTTAGGTGCATTAATCAATTTTCATAAATTACCTTTTTGTAAAAGTGATAAATTACCTTTTTGTAAAAGTGATAAATTACCTTTTTGCAAAAGTGATAAATTACCTTTTTGCAAAATGCCCTTTCATGATTGTTTTACCCCAAAACGAATTTTGAATTTTTGTTTTATCAGGTTTCTCTCTTCCTTCTTCTCCTTCTTCTCTTTCTTTAGTTGCTTCGCAACTTTCTTCCTCTGATTCATCAGTTTCTTTAGTTGCTTCGCAACTGTCACTTCCTTCGGAAGTTTCATCATAATCATTTCTTGCAGATTTTGCTTCTCTATCGCGGATCTCAAAATGTTTCAAGAATTCCTTCAAACAGAATTCGATGGCATCGTCCAATTCATTTGTGGTCTGTTTCTCCGGGTCGTCCAAATAACTTTCAAACAGGGTTATTATGCGTTTTCTGTTTGCCTTGACTGATTTACAATAATCCCGAATTTCTGCCGACTTGTCCGGTTCCACTGTTTCTAAATATGCATTGTATTTTTTCTTGCTGGTTAACAATCTCAGCGTAAGTTCGTCAATCCCGTTCATTCTATATGATAGAAAATATTTTATCATATGGACTTTTACTAGTCGGATTCTTCAAACCCTTATCACAGTCGGGTTCAAAGAACCCTTAAAGAACCGACGCTAAATAGCATCCACTGAAGGTCTCAATGCCAGTGTGGTCCAAACTAATCGTGACATCGACATAAATCTCGCCACCCATCTTCTGCCATCGGTGGCAAAACATCCAGTCCTCCGAATAGTAATGGTCGTTCTCAACACCGCAATCAAACAAAGCATACGCATGCTTGTTCTCATCCCCCGACAAAAATGACACATCATCCGTGTATTTGGTATAAGGGAACGCCTTGAACATCATATCAAACACGGGTCGCTGAATCATCATGAATCCTGTTGCCAAATGCTTCACCTTGGTCAAATTCTTCTCTACACTCAATGTTGCCGACTCATAATTGATGTTGTAGCGGAGCAGATTCGTCTTTATGAAATCCGTCTCTGACATCGTGTCCTTGAACATATTCTTCTTATGGCGCGCCTTAATTGCCTCCAATCCTGTGTGAGGGTGTTGACTGGTAATAGTGTCCCATTTGTAGTTCTTGATGGGGTAGATTCCGCCAACCAGGGATTTGTCGGCAACAAGCAACTTGATGACATCCACTGGGTTCCATGTGATGTCCGCATCGATAAATAGGAAATGTGTGACATCAGGATTGTGCATTGCCTTGGCAACAAGGTTGTTGCGCGCTCGGGATACAAGACTATCGTTGCGGCAGAATACGACGTTTGCGGTGACGCCGAAATCCTTGCACATAAACAGGGTCGAAATGAGCGATTGCATATAACTGACAAACACAGTGCTGTTGTAACAGGGGGTCATAATCATGAGATTGGGTTTCTTCTCGGCAATATATTTGCGGAAAATTGTCTCGATGGAATCGGGTTGTGGTGTGGGCGCAGTCTGAGGTTCTGGTGTGGGCGCAGTCTGAGGGTTCTGAGGCACATCATCCTCTATTATTGTGTATCGCATTGGTGCAGACATTATGAATTTATTGTGCGTATTTTTCTATATTGTTTATGCCAGCAAATAATACTCTGTTGTGAATGTATACAATGTCTTTGCCCGATAGAAATGCCCCATGGCCTGAAATGGTCACTTATTTCAAAAATAATAAAAAAGATGGTGAAAATTTAGGAGTTGTCTTGAAGCGCGCTTCACACTACAGAAAAACAGGAAAAGTTATGGAAAATGTCAAAATGCATGCAAAAACCACTGCCAAAAAGCGCGGTAAGAAAAGCATGCGAGGTGGCAAGTCAAAATCTGATAAACGCCGTTAAATGTGTAAAAAATAAAATAACGCTTTGTTTATTTTATTTTTCTATTTGCATCTCTTTCCACAACTAAAAATAAAGGGAAAGGTCCAAGGAAAACCGTAGGTTTTCTTTAAAGGAGGGGTCCTGGGGTTGACTCGCCTTTTGGGCGAGCGTCGCATCCGTAGGATGCTTGGAACGTAGTTCCCCAGCCCAGCGTGGTTCCCTTACACTAAAGGTGCCTTGATGAAGTGAATCTTGAGGTATCTCTGGAGATTGAAGAAGGTAAGAACCTCATCCTTGTTAATCTTTAGCAACTTGGACAACTTGGCATCAGGGTTAATCTGTCTGCCACACTTCTCGTCCTTCAACTTGTGCTCGTTGATGTATCTGGTGATCTCCTTGCTGACCTCAACTCTGGACATCTCAGTGTCTGCCTCCTTTCCTAAGAACTTGATGAGTTCATCACTGATCTTGGTGGGCTTGACGAATCCGGAGGGACTCTTGTTGGCAGAGGTCTTTCTCTTCTTGCCACTGCTCTTGGTTGCCTGCTTTAACTCGCGTGCAACACTCTTCTCAAGAGTCTTGTAATCAGACTTCATGGAAGTGAGGAGGGCAGCAACCTGCTGGATCTTGGATGCAAAATCACCCAACTTGGAAGAGAGGGTGGCAGCATCAATAATGGGAGCAGCATCAGAAGGGAGAGTAGTCTCGGCAACAGGGGCAGAAACGGGAGCAGAAACGGGAGCAGCAGCAACCTCCACAGCAGGGGCGGCAGCCTTGGTCTTCTTGACCTTCTTCTCAGCAACAGGTGCAGTCTCAACGACGACAGTTACGGAAGGGGCAGGAGCAGAAACGGGAGTAGCAGAAGCAGAAGCAGCAGTGGATTTGGATTGGCGGACCATTGTTATTATACAATCAAATGTGTTACTTTTTTAAGTAGTTTAACGCATTTATTAATTTACGGACGGGGGAAGTGGAGCACCATTGGTGCTCTACCCCGTGACCCCTCCTAAATAAAATGGAATTATGAAATTGCACTTTCACTTTTTTGATAAAATGGAATTCTGCATATTTGTATTTTTCACTTTTTGATTTTTGATGAAAGAGAATTCTGCACATTTGTATTTTTCACTTTTTGATTTTTGATAAAATGGAATTCTGCACATTTACTTTTTTGGGCATTTTGTATTTTTCACTTTTTTTTGATAAAAACAAAATTATGAATTTCTGGCGCGCACCCAAACAAATGCATTTTTATGGTCTCGTGTGGTTAGCACTTTTCCTAAAGTATTTGGGTTTTACAATGGTTGTTTCACAATTGTTGCGTGATCACAAAATAGTTGTCATACAACCATGGCAATTCTTGTCTCACTTCCATAGAGACCACAGTCAATCCTGTAAGAAAATACATTGCGCCCAGCATTCTGTGCTCTGCATCTATGCCATCATTTACTAAAGTCTCGCCAATTCTGATTACTAGTGCGCGATTCTCGGCAATTGGGCGGTTCTCGTCCATGCTATTTATGCCCAGATTTTCTATAGTAAACAGATTCCGTCTTGGACATATTTTCCGTCGTAAATTGCGGTCAATCTTATTCCAAAAATGGCATATTCGCATAATAAACAAACACAATTGTGTGTTGTTGAGACGTGTGAACCATCCAATATTTGTGTAATTGCCCAGCGCATCGAGTTTCATAAAGAGTTCGTTAGCAAGGGTGGTATAATTCGTGTTTGGGTTTAGTGGCAGCGCGGGAACAAACGCAGTTTGCGCATTCTGTGAATTTAACGAAGTTTGCGCAGTTTGTCCTGTTTGTCCCATTTGCACATTCTGTGTTTGCGTATTTTCGCAACAGTTAATCAACTCACTGCCCGGAAACAAGACATAAGTCAATTGAATCACCCGTATCATGCGGTGCAACAAATTCACATCTAATTTGTCGCGCGTATATGGGTTCGACATAGACCCTGTTTTTGCCAACAAGTTCATGAGCGAGTTGATGTTAAACACATAAGTCATATTATTCTGCTCATCCACATAATCGATGTAATACAGGAATTCCATTTCTTTCACGGGTTCTAATGTGTAGAAATCACTGTCATTTACCGGCGCTGCCAAAGACGTTTTCTTTAAACGAATCCATTGCCGCGCCATATGTCCGCGAAATGTGCGCTGGACCGTCTGCGCGTTTACATGCTGCCTAATATTCTCCTGTATTCGCTGTTTTAAATCCTCCTTTTTGCCCGATGTCCGCAGACCACGCTGTCTCGCAATTTCTTTTAATTCGGGCAATTTGCATTTATCTAAATCATCTGTTTTAAAAATTGGTTTTGCCATCTTAGATAACATCTTGTCTAATATCAATTGTTTATTACTATGTGTCTATATTTTTTTGCTCTGCAATTTACAGCGCGGACCAAAAAAATTGATCCGACCAAAAAACATGTGTGGAAAGAACATAAAGAAAACACACATTATAACTCATACAAGATGTCAACTCAAACCAAGTCTGCTCCCATTGTTCTCGATACTGCTTCGTGGAATCCTAATCAAATCCGTTTCATGCCTCCCAAGGTTAATGACAAGGGCGGCAAGTCAATCAGTTTAATCAGCACTCAATCCAATCGCAGTTTGCATATTAGCACTCCTTTATTAACCACCTGGGGAATCAGTGATTTCGTCGACCCTCAGACTGGTGTTTCCGATGGTAAATACCAAATCTCGTTCACCTTCCCCAATGACAGTTACGCCACCAAGAGCACTGATCAATTCCTGGCAAAGATGCAACAGTTTGAGCATTCAATTTTAGAGGAGGCAGTCAAGAATAGCGAGTCCTGGTGGGGCGAGTCTCTTGACATGGGAATTTTGAAGCACACCTTCTTCCCCATTCTAAAGTATCCCAAGATTAAGGGAACCAAGAAGATTGACATTACAAAGAAACCCAATCTGAATGCGAAGGTTCCATTCTATGAGAATGAGAACAAGTGGAATGTCGAGATTTACGACACCAAGGGCGAACTGCTGTTCCCCAATACTAATGAGGAACTCACTCCTGCGCACTTTGTGCCAAAGTTGAGCAATGCTGCTGGAGTCTTACAGTGCGGTGGCATCTGGATTGGCGGTAAGGGATGGGGTGTCACCTGGAAGTTGGTTCAGGCAGTCGTCAAACCCAAGATTATGGACACTGTGTTTGGCAAGTGTCACATTAAGTTGTCCGAGGAGGACCAAGTTGCTATTGAGAGTAGCAATGTTGAGGATGATGATGACTCTAGCGCAAGCGCAAGTGCAAGTGCAAGCAAACCTGTAATTCAAACACAGGTTGTTGATAGTGATGAGGAGGATGAGGCGCCCAAGGTTATTGCCAAGGTCGAGGCACCCAAGATTGTTGCTAAGGTAGAGGAACCTAAGGTAGAGACTCCTGCTACTCCCACTGCTCCTGCCACTCCTGCTCCCGCCACTGCAGTAAAGAAAGTTGTAAAGAAGGTTGCCCCCAAGGCATAAATACAAATACAAATACAAATAAAAAATAAAAATAAAGTGTCTATATGAAAGAATGTTTTTTTCATACAGAATATATAGTGCATAATGAAAAAGCGCACACATAAAAACCGACGCAAACATCGAAGACACACAATGAAAGGAGGTGC